GTGTTTTAGACGGATTTTCACCGAATGGGTGTTGTTAACGTACAATACTAAACGAGCCCCGCAGCCCTCGCTTTTCGCGAACGACGCTTGGCCTTCTTCGACAAAACAGAAGTTTTCGACCGAATCGACGGTGATCGAAGCTTCACCGCCGGCTCCACAACTCTCTCCTTCACCACGACACGTTCTGTCGGCTGTTGCATCACCGATCGGGTTGCGTATGGGGCCAACGCGTCCGCAATTCCGGTTCGCGCACCCATCAATCCCGCTTTCACGGTCGGCCACAAACTCGATGCTAAGCTACTTATCACCGGCAACAGCGCCCCTAGTGCGTTGTAAGACGACGGATAAGCAACTCCGAGTTCGTTAGCGATCTGATAGTAGGTTTTGAGGGCGTTGGAATCGTACTTTGCGGGTGGTTTGGCATACACACGGTCCACACTTGTAGGGCGTGAAACAACTTCCAGTCCGGCCTTCACCTTCACCAACAACTGCGCAGAAAAAGACGGACCGCTCCCTGAGGACGAGCCTGATAGTCCGCGAAATATGACGACACCGGTCGCGACATTGTCGTAACCTGTATCACCACTCCACGGCCCTGTCCAGCCCACACCCCCCAGAGACGCGTAGTTCACCCACGAGTCCGAAATAGTCGTACCCAGAGTCTGCGGCACAGCTTCACCCGCCACATCGTTCTGACACGTAAAGAACGCCTTGGGCCACTGGTTAGTACAGTTCTCAGGGAGAAACATACCCACCGGGCCCAACGCTGGCGCTGCATTATACGAGCCAAAGTTACTGCAACGGACGTCCGCAAAATCCTGAGTCGGCCCTACCATTCTCAGTGGCATATAAACCCCGTCTTTGGCCTTCCCAACATAAGCATTTCTGCACGCCAAGGTCAGATCCGCTTCGTTATACGGGAGTGCGACATAAGTAACGTTCCCGGCCATCTGATAATTACCAGGTGATCCGGTGTTAGTCGTATTCCACGATTGGAAACGTTCTGTCCTTGGCGTCGTCGGGAATTGCCCAGCGAACACGTCACCCTGATTCGAAATGTCAGCTGCGATCAAGTCAATAGTCACCGACTTATACTGATGTCTAAAAGTCGATGCCAAATTGGCCGGTCCACTGGTTGACACATTCACAGTAATCGGGGTGGCGGCTACAAGCTGCACCGCGGAGTAGCCAGCGGGGTAAGAACCCGGCTGGAGTTGTACTGAGCCAGTCGTCGAATTTGACGGCAAGGACGTAGGTCCCGCCGCGAAATTTGCCGGCGACGGCGCAGCCGCCCAATATAATGTGTTGACATCGCCCGGAGGGATATAGATGTAACAGTCCCAAGGTCCGGGTACAGAAGGTCCGGGTATATTCACACGGACCTCGTACTCGGGCCTTAGGACCATCACCGAAGTAGTGTCTGGAATTCCGGGAGCCGGGCCGTCCGATGCGGGGTCAAGGGCCTTGATGACCCAATCCCGCGCCTCACCGGACAGTCCCGCCGCCGCCAACTTTTCGTCAATTCGCGCACGCATAAATTGATCCAAGAACCTCTCACAAGGTGGTGGACCCGAGATCACCACAACCCACGACCCCTGTCATGGATGTCCGCAAGATCGACCTCCACAAGTCTATCCAGCACGTCATTCCGGAGTAGCATCGGCTCATTAGGCAAACTCTTCAGCCACGCTTCGCACAATTCAATCTCATACTCGCTGAGTGAATAGCGCAAAGCGTAAGCTAAGGTGTAGTCTCCTGGGCCATACACTGATCCACGGAAGGTGTACCCCTTGTCCGAAGGGATTTCAGGACCAGCCGTGTCAAAGCTCGACAGAAGAGTACCAACCAAGGGCATTCCACCCGCGACCGGTAACAGGCCGCGAGCCACGCCCCGCAAGTACATCTCCCGTTTTCGAGCCGACGGCGGCTTGACCGTCCACCACAGTCGGGCAAAGAGGCGACCGGGCTGGGGCACGAAGCGAATGTCGTCTCCAACGGGCATGAAGATGCCAGATATGAACGAAGTCTGCCAAAACTTGTCCCATAACCTGGCCTCGGGCACTATCCCATAAGAGGCTTCAACTTGAATCAACTGTTCCAACGAACCCGGATCATACAGCGCAACGAGAGCATCATCGCCGGCCACTATGATGGATCCTCGAAGCCCCAAGTGCTTCAGAGTCGCATACGAAATAGCCGCGTTAATGATACTATTACCCAAAGTAGTATCATTATGCCCTGATTTAACTGTGTAATCCACTCGGTAACGGAAGGTAAGACCACTCATCAGTCCAAAACCACGAACTTTGTTTCCAGCACGAGCAAAACTCGCCAGCTCGGAATCGACAATCGAGTAGAGGTCCTGACGGAACTTCGCATGCATCTCTTGCATCGAAGCGTCCCAACATTTTCCATCACGCTCATAGAACAGAACCGCGCCGCGATTGACTACCTGCCGCATCCAGATCCCTATCTCGTCTGCCCGCATGCCGCTCGCAAAAGTCACGTCGATCCCGCCAGGCAACTCTGCCTGACGGAATGTCGCGCACATCAACTTCTGCAACGCATAGAAGCAGGGTCCGAATTCTGCCTGAGTCGCTAGATTGACATAGTATTGTATCAACCGGGCTTTGCTAGGTACCTTGTGCGAAACTTCGCGCTTCACCATGACTTTCACCCGATCGGCCATAACATCGTCAACCATCTGCGAGGCGCGGATCGCGTTGCGCTTGCCTTCTGGCCACTTCGCCATCCAGGCATCTCTGTCGCGCATCGGTTCTGCGTCATAGACTCCTTCAGACCACCGAAAAAGGTATGCGAAGGACTCAAAGACCTCAAAGAGATCTCGCGTGGGCATCACCTGCTTCACTCCGTGTCGGTTACACAAGGCGTTATGCGCATTGCAAAAACACTTGCGTAACACGTACCCGAAGTGCGTGGTCCAACCCATCAGCGTAGCCCCAACGCCGGGCTTCGATAGGCACTCACCGGGCTCCTCTTCCGACAACAGTCGGCAATGAGGCCCGAGATTGCCCTTGTCGCCCAAACCCAGACACGTCGTGTCGGCGACCACAACGGGCAGCCGGTATGCCCCACGTTCAACCGGCAATTCAACCAGCGAGGAGTCGATGTTCCCTTCAGCATTCAGCGGAGGCTCCCATGACGGCCATTTCACCGGTCCTTCGCGCCGCAACGCAACCGCTGCGCTTGCGAACAAAACCGAGAAACCGGCCTTCAGGTCACGAGACGCATCTGTCAGACCATAGCCGTACACCAGAACTGGCGTGATCCACACTGCAGCCGAATAGGCAAACCCCACCAACATCGCACACAAGACGAAGCGCAGGCACCAACGCCGCAACCGGTGAGGATACGTCAAACGACGTATAAACGCATCACCGTTCCTGCGGCTCTTCGCCACCCGCAACCAGACCACTCGAATCAACCGATCGCAATGATCATACGACTTCCCCGTACGAACCTGAAGGTTCTGAACGGCAGAGCGTAGACTCGCTCTCAGGACGTCGTGGTCCAGCGTCTGATCGGCCAATTTCTGCTGCGCGATCAAACGTTCCGCCAGCACGATGTCAGCCGGGGAGAAAACATCCGGAATCGTCTCCCAAACACAGCCCACAAGCCACCAAAGTAGCCAGGCCGCGAAACGGTGAGCGATTCTCAGGGGCCAGGTGACCACACCAATCAAAAACCAAACGGTGCTCATAACCGCGGCGATGATGCGGCCAACAACTTTACCCCAACAGATGCCACTCCTCACTGCTCCCAGCGATACCTGTTGGCGTCTTCCGACGCCGTCGTTCCCGCGGGCACGGTCGGGGGGCAACACCGGTACTACCGGTTCTCCTTTCCCGTGTCCGCGGTCCTGACCCGGCAGGATTGGAACGCCTTCGCGACGAAAGGCCTCCAAGCCCGAAGCACTCAGAGGCGGCAAATCGCCATCTGAGTCTTCGTCGCTGGTCGCAACTCCAGAGACTCCGGTGGCGCCAACTTCAACCGGGGCCGCTATCCACCCGTCACACGCAAGAGGTGCTCGAGCTCGGGCTCGCGCGCGTTCGCGCTTACCTGGCCGCCGCTCCTGCTTGCGTCGTTGGATGATCTCCGCCCGGGTTTCAGCCTTCTTGGCGTCCACCTTCTTCTCGGTTGTTGCGTCCACCTTCGCGGGAGCTCCCTGACTCGCGGCTTGAGCGTAGGTACTCACTGCCACTTCCGGGGTCTCCACCGCGGGGGTCTTCACCGGCACGGTCCCAACCTGTCTGCGCAAATCTACATACGTGCGAAGATTTTCCGCAGGTTCTTCGTCCCACCTCTCGGGCAAAGACACTTCCACATCAAGGTGGTCCCGATCTGCTTCGCCGAGCGTCTCTTCAACGCTCTCTGCGAAACCTTCATCGGCCATCACTTGACGAGTATCTTCGTCCAGGGACGTCTGCGCCAAAACCAACTTCCACGCTTCTGGATTGCGCTGTCGCCAGTCAGACACCCAGAGATCAACCTGATCCCTCAAGCCACGTATCCCTGAATCTCCCGTACGTGCAACGTCGGGGTTGAATCGGAGAACTTGCTCTTGAATCTTCGTTGGTATCTTGCGAAGTGTCATGACCCGGCGCCAAACGACTTCGTTGGCCCGTTGCCGGTGGCGTCGGCGATTTTCTTCCGCGTGTCGCATAACGAAAGACGCGCGATAAGCTGCGCGCTCTTCCGGAGTAAACTTCCGTTGTGCTTCACGCCGCCGGCCACCGACCCGATGTCGCTCTCTTTGCGCTCGCCCTCCACCCGTTGGGGTTAAGGGGAGCCCTACCACACCAGTAGTAACTGGATTTAACATAGGTGAGCAAAGGCACTT